GGCGCGGGTCCGACGTCAAAGCTGATTTTAGAGAATCTTTGTTTTTCACTTGGTCGCAAATGAGCGAGAAGAGGCAGCTCATGGATGAGTCTAAGTGTAAAAGTGCTGAAATCGTCTGCTCTTGTTTTTGACGCAGAGACAACAAGGATGTTTCTTCTTGGGTCGAGCAAGAGCTGGTGGACAACGAATGCAGAGCATATCCAACTTTTACCGACTCCCCTAAAGCCTTCGATAATAGCTCGTCTATCTCCTTTTTGCATGTAATCAGCGATTTCATATTGAATAGTAGTTGGGTCTGGTAGGTTAAGCTCTTTCCATACTATGTATAGAAAATTGCGAAAGTCTTTCAGCTTATCTGGGACTTCCATAGGTTTACTTGTTGTTTCCCCTGTTTTTCTTCTTACTCTGAATCCTCAGGTTAGAGCGTTTGTTATTCCTCGGGTTGCGGTCCTTGTGATGAACATCCTTGCCCTTCAGTTTACGCTTACCCTTCTTTTTTATCATCATGCGTCTCGCCTTATTGCGGCCAGCGCGCCTTTTCTTTTGGCGCTTACGCTTGTGGTAAGTGTCGTATTCTCTTCTGTAATTTCTTTTCTTAGCCATTTGCTGCCTCGTCGAAAGGTAAGATTTTCACAAGATTCTCCATCGGGTTGTCCTTCGACAGACCCGCATGGATTCCATTGTCCTTCAAAAGCTGTCTGGCGGCGTTCAAGTCACTTGGAGCTGCCTCTCCTGACTCAATACGAGAGATAAACTCGTTAATGAGTAGGCTCTGGAGGTCTTTAAGACGTTCCTCTTGGTTGTTTATTTCTTTCTCCATTCTTTGTAAGTCTTTAATAGTAAATAGCATAGGGTGGTAACCCCTACGGCAATACCAACTACCATATTGAGTTCAGTCAAAGTAAACGACCCTAGCATCCCAATGATGCCTATGGCCGCTGGAAAATGCGTAGATTCCATCACAACGAGGCTATTACAGTTAAGGTTGGTGCGCTAAGAAGCGTAGATTCCACGCTAGTGTCATCACCCCCGCCGCCTGAGGCTGCATCGTCGTCCCATAGCATCAGCTGATTAAGCTTCACGTTACGGATGTCTGAGCCATTTACCCAATGCCTAGCCGTAAGCTTAAGGTAGCGATTGGCTCCCCAAGAATCAATAGCGCCATACACTGCTCCTCCTGATTGATAATCACTGTCAATAGGGATAACCCATTTAAAAGAGGCCCTGTCTCCGTGTTGACTTGAGTTACCTATTCCAAACTTCGCATTTGTAACTTCAGTATACGAGCCATCAGAAGCTCCTCCAGCCTCTCCTAGCCAAAACTTGAACATACCAAAGGAATTAACAAAAGTGTCATCTCTGCTAATAGTGAAGTTTAGCTCATAAGAAACCCATTTAGTTCCTGAGGGAGGGGTGTAATTGAACAAAGAACCACTCACAGTCTCGTGAGTACCAGTGAGCACTTGTGCAGCTGCGTTAGGGAATATATGAGTCCCAACACCAGTAGATTTCGTCACAGTGTGCCCGTCACAAGGACCTGAAATATACTCCAGAATAGTTCCCGGCGCTTTTGCCGATAAGCCAGTCCCCCCTTTAGTAAGAGGTAGGATACCCCCAAATTGAGCCCCAGCTAGGTTCAATGTAGTCGCGTTCAAGGTTACCGCCTTACCACTAAGGTCCAACGTAGAAGCCAACGCCGCTGCTCCAACAGCTCCATCATCAATCTTAGCCGCTGTGACCGAATCATCTACTAACTCAGGAGTATCGACCGAATTGTCGGTCATATGCGATAATTCAACCGAATCCGCTGTAAGCGTTGTAGCAGCCGCTTCCCCTGTCGTATTTGCGTCTTCAGCTACCTCTTGAGCCGCAAATAGACCTTGTCTGTAAGCGTTGTCCAAGTCTGCTTCAGCAATTCGTGAGCCTGCTTGGAAGTCTACTAAAGGAGATAATGAAGTGGCCCTGTAGATTCTCAAAGTGTCTCCTTCAGCCGCACCTGCTCCCCCACCTGAAGTGGCTACATTAGGAGCCGCTTCTAGGGTGACGATTTTCGTGGTCGTATTTACACTGGATACAACTATTGGGTGCCAAGTAGAACTTACTTTAACACGCACCTCGATGTCTCCGGTGTTGATGTAGTCGAATGTCCAAGGACCGTGGTTTACGTTATCCACCCCATTAGTGCCTGAAGCAGCCGCTCCTAGAGTGATTTCTGTATATGATTCTGCCATTTTTTCTGGGGTTATTGTTGTAAGGTTTGGTAATAAGCCTGTCTCAATTCCGGGTACTCTTCCATCACTTGGTTTTTAGCGTGGTCTGAGTAGAAATTAAGTATTTTAGCTATAGCTCTCTGTCTTGGATGCGTCTTCCCAATAGTCATGTCTGTAGCCGGGGGAAGAGCTTGGTATTTAGGGCTCTCAATTAACGCCCTAATAGACTGCCTAGCAGTTCGCCCTCCAAGATTCATAGTAGAAAGCAGCTCTTGATGCCTGTCGTACGCTGACTGACCTCCGTTAGTGTTTCTGAACTTCTTAGTGTCCAACACGCCGCTCCATATAGAGGGTCTCTGCAAGAACCCTTTACCTATAGAAAGAAGCTCTAAGTCAACAGGGTCTGTTGAAGAGGGAACTTGCTGACCAAGACCAATAAAAGAAGGAAGGAACGGTCCTGTCTTCTTTATCTTTTCTCCCAGCCAGTTCCTTCTGGGTTCCAGTCTAGCCGACGTCACAGGAGTCTCAGGCATATCTGGGCGCATATAGGCTGGGACTTTCTTCATCACATGGTCTAGCAGCTTACGAGCCTCATAAACTTGAGGGTCTTTTTCTACTAGGTTTTCTGTCCAAGTAAGCCCCGTAGGAACGAACCCAGCTCCGATTTTCGCTAGAAACTCAGGGGCCTTAGTAAGGTCCTTGAAAGTTTCCATAGTTTCGTAAAGCCCCTCTACATAAGACCCGTTAGTGATGTTATTAGTGAATGTCATTGTGATGATTGCGGCTATCTTAGACATAGCCTGCATACCTTCTTCTACCTCTGAGTCAGTCGCAATCATACCCATCGCTTCGTCGTCTCCCAATAAAGCAGGAGTCATGTGTACGATATCAGCAAATATACCTATAATAGTAGCAAACGGGTCCATTCTTTGGTAGCTAACCCATTTAGCGTCTTCTCCTTCACCAACTAGAATAGACCAAGGCTTCTTTCCAGCAGCATCCCACGCAGCTTTAGCCGCTCTAGATTCTGGCTCGGAACCTGTAATACGTTCCTGAATAAGCTCTATAGTGTACAACGAACTTGCCGTCATCATAGCAGCGGTAGTCAGTCTTCCGTGGTGCTCAGCTGCGGCTACCGTACCAGCTTGCGCTTGCGCGTGTAGGTGCTCTTTCGCCATAGCCTCAGAAAACGGCATATCACCGTATTGCTTTCTTAGCTGCTTTTGCCAGCCAGAGCCGTGACTTTTCTTAAAGTGAAGACGCTTTAAAGCTTCTTGGTTTACTCTGTTTTCATAGTCACCCTTTGATTCGTTTTCGCGCTTCCTTTGCTTGAGATACTGATGCGCTTGCTCGTGCTCCATAACAAAGTTTTCAAAATCTTCAGGGGTTTTGAAGTGCTTGTCATCTAGAGGCTTTACCCCCGGAACCACGTTAGGACCATCCGCTCTCCAAGCTTTACGGTCATACATCTCTTTGATTCTAGCTTTGTCTATGTGGATTGTTCCAGTAGGTCCTTCGCCATATCTAATAAACGCGGGAGCTTGATGTCTTCCGTCTCCCTTCTTTAAAGGTATTTCTTCCTCAAGCACTACAGGTTCGTTCCACTCTGACTTTTCGTATCTTTCCCTAGCGTCCGCTGGAAGCTCCATCCCGGTGTCTTGTCCTCTTGCGGCTTTGGCGTAACGATTAGTGTTCATTATCGCCTGCTCACTGCCTACCGTAAATCTGTTAAGATTAGGACTCAAAGCGCTATAGCCGCCGGGTCTGCCTCTTTTATCCAGCACATCCTGAACATCAAATGCTTGATGTGCTTTGCCCCATCCGGGTAGCGGGATTACCCTGCTCATGGCGAACGTAAGGATATTTGTCGGGGTTCTAACAAAGGGAATAGCGAACGAAAGCCAAGGGTGCGCCATAGCTGTTTTAGAAACCCACCTAGCAAATGGATG